TTTAACCGGAGGTTAATCGAATGACCTCAACCGGCGGTATTGAACATTTACTAACCGGCGGTTAACATCGTGAGCATTCAGTACCGAGGCAACGCTATGAAAAGAACACCGCTGCCCGAGCTCATTGAGCGTATTGGTCAGTCCGCCGTGGCCAGGGATCTGGGCGTGAGTGCTCCTGCCATTGCCAAGGCGATCAAGTCCGGGCGAGTCATTTTCGTGATTGAGAACGATGACGGAACCATGACAGGGGAGGAGGTTCGTCCATTTCCTAGTCAGGCGGTAGCGCACCGATCAACACCTTGATGTGACGAATCATCGGCCATCTGGCATTGCGCCAGTAGATGACCAAAACACCTGTGAATGTAACCAGTAGGAGAGGGCGATGAACAACGAACAGAACAGCACTTGCACTGAGGCGGCACCGCGCAATGTTCAAACGCGCCTCTCCGGCCTAGATCGGGAAATCGCGCTGCAAGCAATTGCGGCTCGAGCGACGGGAACTCCTGTCGAAGCGGCTTACCAGATTTTGGCCGGCATCGAGGCATTGGATGCAGGCCCTGAATCGCCCCTGGTGATGCTGTGGCCCAAAGGCGATGACTACGAGACGCTTGAGGATAAAGCTGCCTGGCACGAAGCCGAGCGAGACCGCTTGATCAAGAGCCACGAGTTCTACAGCCGGGCTTTTCCTAGCTGGCGTCAGCAGGAGCCTGTTGATCCAGGTTCATGCCCTTTATCTCGTAATGCACAAGATCGCTCTGAATCACCGCCCACGCCGCTTCTGGAAGCTGCAAGTGAGACAGTTCTTGATGGAGCGCGAGACAAAGATCCTGAGCGCTCATCTCTCGCACTGCCTGAAGAGTCCAGTGATGCGTGTGGATCAGATGCAAATGCGCAGGCTTAAAACCATCGAGTGGCTCCCATCCGCGGGCGGACTTATGCCTTTCTTGCTCACAGAAGCAGGCGAGCAGAAATTCAGGGATGGCCGTTACGACAGCTCTCACGCGAAGTTCTCGACTTGGATCTCTTCCATTTTGGGGATCCAGGCTTTGCAGCACTCCCTTCGTAATCCGTTGCCATTCAGCACTGTAGTTCATCGCCGTAAATCGCATATGTCCGGCCTCCGATGGCCTTTTCGTGTGGAAGCAAAAAGCTACCACGGAAGCGCCGGACACCCATAACGCCTGAATCGCAGGCATAAAAAAAACCTCCTGGCAGGGAGGCTTCTTCAACAACATAACGGGGTAATTATGCACTCTGCAACGGATGCAAGCAACATCAGCACTGTCGTGCCATTTGATGGCGATTATCAGAACCAAGCGCCTTCACGCCAATACGGACATAAACCATTCCCACACATTCAGCTTCCTCACATGACCTTCTCGGCCATGCCGGCGGAGATTCGCGTTGTAGCTCGGCTTTTGCAGGGCGCTGATGATGTGAAGATCTTCGCAGTACAAGGTGCTCATTCGCTTGTCGAGATCCTCCAGTGTGAGGTTATCCTTTTCAGCCCTGAGCTCTCCCCAGCGTCTTTTCATTTCCACGTGTTTGGCAATTTTGTCGCCGGGCGCCAGGAGGTGATCGATGATCGCGGTAATGGTTATTGCCGCACCCACCCACGCGCCGTACTCCTGAAAATTGCCTGCCTTGCTGAAAACAGCGGTTCCGCTGACCAGAAAGATAAAGCTGAAGATCCACTTCAGGTGCCTGTAAAGCTTGATGTGTCGACTGTTGAGTTCAATCGCGTAATCAATATCCAAGCATGCTTCGTAGTGCGTGCGGCCATAACTCATATCTTAATTTACCTGACTAGGAGCCGGGGCGGGCTCAGGTGGAGGGTTACGGTAAACCGGTACCTGTGTTTTGTGTTCTACATCACCTTGGTTCATGAGGACTCCTTGATATGGATTGGGGTGCTTGGCAGCGCCGGAATCCTAGCATGCGAGTCCTCACCTTTTCTCGAAGACCGATCGTTTCTTTGCCCTTGCCAAACCGTGGCAAGCGATCCTAGGGAGGCGGCTTAGTGAGCGTTCAAGCTATGACTTGGGCCCTGGCAATTCCGAAGTCTTGTCTGGAGAACCCGGCGGCACGTCACGTCCTGCTCTGCCTTGCCAATTACGCCGGCAGTGATGGCAGGGGTGCATTCCCGTCCGCCGCAACACTGTCCGAAGACACCGGCCTTTCCGAGCGTACCGTGCGCCTCAAGCTGGACGAGTTGGCCGCTGCTGGGTGGATCGCCGAAGGCAACCAGGCGATCGCTGCGGCGTACATCGAACGTCGGGACCGTCGCCCAGTGGTTTACGACCTGCAGATGAAGCGGGGTGCATCTGCTGCACCCCGACCAGAACGGGTTGCAGGAAACCGCACGGGGTGCAGTTCACGGCAGAACGGGGTGCAGGAAAACGCAGAACGGGGTGCAGGAGCTGCACCCAATACGTCACTTAACCAATCTACTCACTCTCTGCGCGAGCCATTCGAAATGTTCCTGGAGTGGATACCTGATCAGGACCTGCTCAATGCCTACGCACTCCGTTCAGGGCTCACCCTGGACAACTTCAGCGCCCAGGCAATCGCCGGGTTCGTGCTCCACCACGACGCGAAGGGCTTGGTGCAGACCGAGAAGCAATGGCTCGCCGCTCTGGTCAACTGGGTGAAATCTGACCTGGCCCGAGCAGCTCGATCCGGTACCGGCAAGCCGAGCGCGCAGCAATCGAGCTCTTTCGATGACGACGACACCTCATGGTTTAACGGGGGAGATAACCAATGAACCAGGTAGCCACCATCGCCCACGGTCTTTGGGCCAAAGTCCAAACGGGCCAACACATCCCGGCTGGAGACACGCTTCCCGCCGACATCAAGGCCGAGCTCGATCGCAAAACTGCCGCAGTGATCAATCGGCTGTTCCGTGATCTGCGGACCATCTTCAGCGCCTGGAAACAGGCCTGGCCGGACATGAACACCTACAAGGCCGCCAAGCAGCAGTGGCTGACCGCGTTCCTGGAGGCAGGTATCAACACCACCGAGCAGTTGCAGTTCGGCCTGATGCGCTGCCGCCAGTCAGGGCGTGAGTTCATTCCCGCGCCTGGCAAGTTCATCGAGTGGTGCCAGCCATCGCCGGAGATGCTCGGCCTTCCAACCTTGGCGGCCGCATTTCGCGAGGCTACTCGAAACGCTCACCCTGCGATGGCTGGCCGGGGTAGCTGGAGCCACGATGCTGTATGGCATGCGGCCAAGGAGTGCGGCTTCGAGAACCTCAACAAACTGCCATCCGATGCCTGCTCGAAACTGTTCGAGCGCAACTACACCATCGCCGTCCGCCGAATCGTAGCCGGAGAGCCGCTGCAGAAGATGCCGCTGGCACTTCCTGCGGAGGTTGCCGCGCGTCGCACTCCGCAAGTCGGAAATTCTGCCCTGGCAGCCATGCGCGCCCGTTTGGCTGGCCGCTGATCAATCAACCTGCAAGGAGGCGTCCTATGCGCCAGACAAAACTGACCAAGGCCGCTCGCGGCCGGGAATGCCAGGTGCGAATTCCCGGCGTGTGCAACGGCAACCCGGAGACCACCGTCTTGGCGCACTACCGCCTGGTGGGCACCTGCGGCGTCGGCAAGAAACCCCACGACCTGCAAGGCGCCTGGTCCTGCAGCGCCTGCCACGACGCATGTGACGGTCGCAGTCGTGACGTGGATCGTGCCACCGCGCGCCAGTACCACGCCGAGGGCGTCATGCGTACCCAAGCGCTGTTGCTCAACGAGGGGGTGCTGGTCGCATGAGCGCGACTCGCGAGGTGAAGTTGAGCGAAGCCGAGGTGCGCAGACAGGCTGCCGACAAGTTGGTGCGCGACCTGCGTGACCCGCGTCACCCCGGCCTGTACCTGCGCTTTTGGAGCAACCGCGAGCGTGGCACCTGGCACCTGGTACGCGGCAAGAAGTGGGTGCCGATTGCCCGCTGGCCTGATCTGGGCGTGGCAGCAGTGATTGCCGAACTGCCTGCGCTGCGTCAGCGCCTTATGCGCAATCCTGCAACGGCACCAGTCGCATCCGGCATGAGCACGGTGGGTCAGTTGCTCGACTGGTATGCCCATCGCATGAACGACGATCGCTCGCTGTCTTCGAAGCGCAAGGCTGCCGGTCGTTCCGCCATTGGCCAGCACCTTCGCCCGTGCTTGGGCGATCTGCCAGTCAAATACGTCACGGCTGAACTGATCGACAAACACCTGATCTGGCCAAGTCAATCGAAGCTCTCGCTGTCCTACCTGCGGCAGATGTTCGGCATGCTGCTGACCGCATTCCGCCAGGCCTTGAAGCTGGGCATGATCGATAGCAACCCCATGGCCGGCGTGCGCTTCAGCGATTTCACCAAGGCCAAGATCTTGCCCAAGGCGGCGCGGCTGCGTGGTGTGCACCTGCCCGAGCTGATGCAGCAACTGGCCCAGGCCTTCGAAGCAACCCCGCACGACGCCATGCTGGCCCTGATGATGCTGACCCACGGCACTCGCATCGGCGAGACCCGCATGGCCCGCTGGAGCGACATCACCTTGGCGGCTGCCGAGTGGTTCATTCCGGCTGCCCACACCAAGACCCGCACCGAGCACCGCCTGCCCCTCACTGCCCAGTTGCAGGCCCTGCTGGTCCGGTACCGGGCTATCCAGCAGGCGCACGGCTATGAAGGCGCCTACCTGTTCCCGAACCGTCGCGGCCACTGCCTGAGCGAAACCCAGGCCAGCCTGGTGTTCACGCGACTGGGGCAGGGCGAGTGGACCAGCCACGACCTGCGCAAGGTGTCCCGCACCACCTGGACTGACCTGGGTATCGACGGCCACATCGGCGAGATGCTGCTGAACCACACACTGGGCAAGATCGCCAGCACCTACATCCACACCCAAGCCATGGAGCAGCGCAAGTTGGCCCTGGAGAAGTGGCACGCCTGGTTAGATCGGATCGGCTTCACGGCCCTCCACGGCCTTAATATCGCCTTATTTGAAATCCCGCAGAACTCGCCGCAGACCAATGGCGGCGCGGCCTCGGGCAACCTTAGCGAATTAGTTATTAGCGAGGATTCGAAATGACTGGAAAGCGTCCAGGCCCAGCCATGGCCGACCTGAACACGATGTCTCCCGCGGCCCGCTCGGCGGCGATGCGCGGCGGAATGGATGGCTGGGGATTTGTCGGCGGGCTGGCTGGGCAGATCTGCTATCAGGAACAGGTTGATTCGAAGTCGCGTCGGCGCTGCAACTGCAACTGCAACTGCAACTGCAACTGCAACTGCAACTGCAACTGCGGCTGCGGCTGCGGGCGCTGGGCAACCCATCGGGGAATGGCCAACGGGGTCTGTTTGAAGATGGGGTGCGAGCTGTCGCTGCGGCGCTGGGTAAAGGCGTCCAACGCATGAGGAAGAGCCACGGCCCTGCCTTCAAGAAGGCCGTGATCGAGCTGTGCGGGTGCCCTTTGTGCCGTGGGAGAGCGGTCACTCAGGGCCTGTTTCACGAACTGCCATGCGACCACTGCAACGCCTCGGGCTGGGTGGCGGCTGCAACCGGCGAGGCCTTGGCCCTGGATGAACTGGTGACCCAGCTCAGCATGAGGCTTCGGGCAGCACTACGGCAGATCGAGCAATTGAAGAACCCTCGGCCAGTCGGACCCGAGGCGCAGTACCAGGAAGGCAACCGGCTCGGCGCCGGCGGCAGTAACTACACCGGGGATTGAGGGGAAGAACATGGTTTACAGCAGCGTATCGGGTGCAGTGGTTGCCGCTTTGGCGGCGGGCGAGAAGGGATCAGCGAAGGCCCAGGCCTGGCAGAAGCTGTACAAAGCGGCAGAAGAAGAGGGTGGATGCTTGGCATCGCTGGCCGGCGGGTCGGGAGGCTTCGACCAAGCCCAGATTGACTTCTGGGTGTCTGCGCGACTTCACCACATGCTCAAGCCGCAGCACTGGGATGCATTGGTGGCGAAGTACAGCACGAACAAGGCTAAGAAGGTTCAGGCCATCACCTTGGTGCGACTGCGCATTGCCAGCCCGGCCTCACAGCTATTCATATACAAGGCCGTCACGGCATGGGCAATCCCAAAGCTCAAGGGCGCTCGCCGCAAGCCGCCACGCTCTGTGTCTGTTGAGATCCCGTTGGACGCCTCGGCATGGCGGCGTGACGCGACCGTGAATGCCGCGGTTGCTGCTGGCCAGGCGGAAAAGAAACGCATAGAGGCACTGCAAGAGGGTGCGATCATCTTGCCGGACAGCTTCTACGACATGAACACTTGGGATCTCGACGCCACGCCGGAGTCGACGCGCCGTCGCTGGAGGGCTGAAATCAACGAAAAGCTGGATGGTCTGGTAGATGATGCTCTGGCTGATGTGAAAGTGATTCTGGAGGCTGAAGGGTTGCTGATGAAAGAGGCCGCATGATTGCCTGTTGACATCAGTGAGCGACTGAGCGAAATTATCTCCATCCTGTCATTCCTGCGCACGTTGAGGACTGACCTGAAAGGCCCAGCCATAGCGCTGGGCTTTTTCGTGGCCAGTTGATAGCAAAATGATGCCTGGAAATGTAGAGTCCTTTCGCAATTAGAAAGGAGTCTGCTGTGAACGATATCGTTGTCTCTCTACCGCTCGCGTTCTACTTTGATACCAAGACGCCAGTGCCTATCCCTGAAATCATTAAGTCCCTTGATGGCCTGGATAAGCTGGCAAAATCGTTACCAAGATTCTTCACTGAACTCAGCGGTGCGAAAATCGACGGTATCGAGCTCAAGGTCGAGCGGATTGAGACCGGTAGCCTCAAAGAAAACTTCGAATGCCTTTTGATGTTTCTTACAGAGGCAGAGAAGGAAAAATTCAAGGTATGGCTTCAGGGGACGAAGATGGGGACGGGGCTGCGGTATGTAGCTTGTGCAGGTGTGGTTGCGGCCGCCTTGACCATGGTGGCTGTAGGAGCCGTTGCGGCCTACGATAGCTTCACTGGTGGTAACACTCCGTCAATCCAAGCCAACAACAATACGATCATTAACATCGGCGCCGACGCCCTTTCTGTGTCCGAAGACCAGTTGAAGAAAGCGATCGACGCGGCTTTGTCCAAAGACAAGAAAAAAGCAGTTGCTGCTGCCATGAACTTCATTGCCCCGGCCGGTACTGAGAACGGCGGAACCCTGTACGCGGGCGACAAGGGTGCAGAGTTGAACGTTTCCGTCGAAATGGCGCGTGACACTCCGCAGGCTCCGGATTTCAAAGTGAAGGACCAGGTGCTTGCTTACGAGCGGGTTCCAGTCTCGATTAGGGCGCTTGATCGTGACAAGGAGGATACCGGTTGGTGGGTCGTGCTACCGACCATATCTGCTGAGAAAAGGCTCCGGATGACTTTTGCTGATAATGCCGATACCGCTAAGGCTAAAACTGAGTCCGAGATTGTAGCGGACGTGCTGGTCACCTACAGCCAAGACTTCAGCCAAGGCACCCTAGTGCCGAAGGGCGTAGAGATTCAGAAAATTTACTAGCGGTATATAGTTTCACCCTATGAGCCCTGGCAATTGCCAGGGCTTTTTTATTTGTGCTCCCCGCAAAAGGGAGGAAGCGAGATGCCGAACATGCCCGAGAAGGACCCTGGCCTGTGGGCCGCTGCGATCGCCTGGGTGTTTGCCCACCAGCCTCAGTTGTATGCCGCAGGCCTGTCCGTCGCGATCGCCGTCCTTCGGGTGGTGTATGGCGGCGGAACCCGCCGGCAGATGTTCTTGGAGGGCGCTCTGTGCGGACTCATCACCTTGGCCCTGGTGCCGCTTCTCGAGTGGATGGGCTTGCCGCAGGGCATGGCCACCTTCGCAGGTGGTGCTGTTGGCTTCATGGGTGTGGAGAAGCTGCGCAGCTACTCCGACCTGTTCATGTCTCGTAAGGCTCAAGGGTGACCTGATGATCACGCTCACTGGAACCAACGGCAACAAGCGCTACCTGGCACCGCCCGCCATCGCGGCGGTGACAGAAGCTGGAGCAAGCAGCCAATGGCACGGCATCTGCGCCATCGTCCGCACGTTCGATGGCCAAGTGCTGGAGGTGCGTGAGCGCGCCGATGATGTGGTTCGCCAGATAAATGAGGCCAAGGCATAACGCCGCGCCACAAAATCGACATGCGCCGTTTCGTGGCGCGAGGAACATCACATGACAGATCGGCGACTGGTACTGGGCGACGAGCTAGGCACATTGTTCTGCCAGGCCTTGGGCTTGGATGCTTCGGAAATCACCGCGATGACGGTACGTATCGAGCCTGACAAGCCGGCATTGGTTGAGGTAACCCGGTCTGTATATGAGGCCGAGGCTCAAGAGATGGCCGAGCACCTGACTCGTTACAACCTCATTCCCAGCGAAATCTGAGCATGCCCAGGGCCAAGCTCCCATACACGTCCTGCAAGCTGTACGTCGACGGTGCAGACGGCATTGCGGTTGGCGACTACATCGTCACTTCAGGTGGTTCGGCCTACCTGATCCAGTCCTTACGGCTGAGCCCATCACGACCTGAGCGCAAGTACATGCACTGCCTGCGCTGGCCGATTGCCGAGGTGCCGCCAGACGCGCGGTGCTATCAACTGACCTGGTACAAAAGATGATGGGGTGAGGTATGGCTCGTGTAACTGCAATGATCGTCTGTCGGCAGCGCTGGTGGCTCAAGTGGTATCTGAGTGGTGTGATCGTTATGGCGTACATCACTGGACGCGAACCGAACCTAGAGCGTGTTACCAGTTGGGTCGGTCGCGGCATGAAGATTGAGGTCCGCTAATGGCCCGGCTCAAGACGCTGGGCTCCCGCATCAAGGAGAGCTCAGGCTCAAGGATCAAGGTCGTGGCTCCAGGCAGTTGGCGCAGCGGCCTGACCAGCTCTCAGCGCGGCTATGACTACAAATGGCAGAAGGCACGCGAGCAGTACCTGACTGCCAACCCGCTCTGCGTCTACTGCGAGCGAAACGGCCGAACGACCGCAGCCAGGGTGGTCGACCACATAGTGGCTCACCGAGGGGACATGGTCCTCTTCTGGAATCAGGCCAACTGGCAAAGCCTCTGCAAGCTCTGCCACGACGCCGTCAAGCAGGCAGAGGAGGCCGCCGGGCTGGGTGGTTGAGGCATCAGGGGGGGGCAGAGTCGGCATCGTCGCAGCCCCCAGAGGCACGTCAAAGGCGTGCTTCGGAGGTGTTGAAGCACGTCAGTGACGTGCCTAGGAGGGGGTAGGGGGGGCAAAAGTTAGCGATTTTCATCTAGCTCGAACGCCTCCGA